GGTGCCGATTTATTAATTATTGATGATCCTCATAGTGAGCAAGATGCATTAAGTGAAACAGCAATGGATAATGCATACGAGTGGTATACATCAGGACCACGGCAGCGTCTTCAACCGGGAGGCAAGATTGTTATTGTTATGACAAGGTGGTCAACAAAAGATCTGACAGGACAATTGATGAAAGCCCAATCAGATTTAAAAGCTGATCAGTGGGACGTGATTGAGTTTCCTGCGATCATGCCTGATGAAAAACCTGTATGGCCTGAGTATTGGAAGTTAGATGAATTAGAATCAGTGAAAGCCTCACTGTCCGTGGCTAAGTGGAATGCCCAGTGGCAACAGAACCCTACATCGGAAGAAGGGTCCATTATCAAACGAGAGTACTGGAAGATTTGGGACAAACCCAAGCTGCCTAAATTACAACATGTAATTCAATCGTATGACACAGCTTTTAGTAAAAAAGAAACTGCTGACTTCTCAGCTATCACTACATGGGGTGTATTCCTTGTGGATGAGATAACCCCTAATATAATTTTATTAGATGTGGAGAAGGGTAGATGGGACTTCCCTGAATTAAAAACAAAGGCTATGGAACAATATCAATATTGGGAACCGGAAACAATTATTATTGAGGCTAAGGCAAGTGGAACACCCCTCACCCAGGAACTACGGCGCTTTGGTATTCCTGTTGTTAACTTCACACCAAGTCGTGGAAATGATAAACATGTGAGAGTAAATTCTGTATCAACCTTATTTGAAGCAGGGCAGGTGTGGCGTACGGAAGATAAGTGGGCAGAAGAATTAGTTGAAGAATGTGCCGCTTTCCCTTATGGTGATAATGACGATTTAGTTGATAGCATGACACAAGCGTTAATGCGGTATCGTCAAGTTGGATTGGCCGTGCACCCAGAAGATTATAAGGATCCTCCGAAGCTGCCGGGTTTTCATCAAGTGGAGTATTACTAATGGGTTACATATCAGGATTCACGGTCCAAGGATCTAAGAAAAAGAAAACAAAGAAGCAGAAGACTGTCGCAAGCTTCATGAATCCTAAAAAGTCATATTATAAATTCGTGCAACCCACAGGATTTAATGCTATGATGAAGAAAAAAACAAAGAAAAAATTACAAGCATAAGGAATAGTATGGGGAAAAAAGATACGAGAGTTAAACAACTACGAGATTTATTAAATGATGCTATATCCGTTGGTGATGATGACCAAATACAGATTCTTAGGGCAGAGTTAGAATCAATTAATTCAAATTATAAAGATGGTGGAAATGTAAAAAGTTCTGCTCAAACTTCTGTGATTAAAGGAGCTCAAGCTAAGAGTAGCGCACAAGGGTCCACGATCCCCGGTGCACCAGCCAAGGGTTCAGCAGAAGGGTCCACTATCAAAATGAATGATGGAGGAAAAGTTAAAGGAAAGGGAAGCATGCTCAGTATAACTATCGAGCAGAAACCTATTAACAAGAAAACCATGAATATGATTAAACAAGCAGAAAAAGAAGGTAATGTTGTTAAAATGAAATCAGGTGGCTTAGCGAAACGTGGCTATGGTAAGGCAAGGAGGTAAATATGGGAACTAAAGTAGACATAAAAGAAATATCTACTATGGATTTATTAAAATCAATAAAAAGATTTGGTACTGTTGGTTGGGATAACTATACTGAAACAGATATGGAAGATATTGAATCACTTGGTAGGGACCAAATAGAAAAAATTTATAATGGTATAATGGGGGGAACAAAGCTTACTAAAAAGGAAACTAAACCCACAAAAGTTGCTACAGCTAAACAAGGTGGCATCATTAAAATGAAATCAGGTGGTCTCGCTAAACGTGGCTATGGTAAGGCAAGGAGTTAATGGCAGTTGAAAGACCAGCAGGTTATGATCCTATAGCGTCGGATCCGATGAGCGCCACCCCCGCAGTGGAGGAGCAAATAGAAGTATCCGAAGAAATGATAGAAAACCCTGATGGGTCAGTAACCTTTGGAGAAGAAGAAGTGGCCGAGGAGCAAGTTCCTTTTGGTGCCAACCTAGCAGAAATTTTAGATGATGATATATTACAGAATATTTCAAGTGATTTACAACAACAATTTGAAGATGATAAAGCCTCAAGGGATGACTGGTACCATTCTTATACACAAGGGCTAGATCTTTTAGGATTTAAATATCAAGAACGAACACAACCATTCCAAGGAGCAAGTTCCGTGACGCATCCTTTATTGGCCGAAGCTGTTACATCATTTCAAGCGCAAGCCTATAAAGAATTATTACCGAGTGGAGGACCTGTAAAATGTAACGTTGTAGGAAAAATGGATGTTCAAGTAGAAGAACAATCACAACGTGTTAAAGAATATATGAACTATCTGATCATGGATGAGATGGAAGAATATGATGCTGACACAGACCAATTACTTTTTTATTTACCTCTTGCGGGTTCCGCTTTTAAAAAGATTTATTATGATGCAGGGGTAGGAAGACCCGTATCAAAATTTATTCCTAGTGAAGATTTAATTGTTCCTTACTTAGCAACAGACTTAAACTCAGCAGAAAGAGTCACGCATGTTATTAAAATGACACCGAACGAAGTGCGTAAAGCCCAAGTAGCAGGATTATATAAAGATATAGAATTACAGGATCCTGTAATGGATCAAGATCGTATTCAAGAAAAGTATAATCAACTCGAAGGTGTTTCCCGTGTAAACCATGATGAGCTTTATGAAATATTAGAAGTACATTGCGATTTAGACATAGAAGGTTTTGAAGATAAAGACGAGCAATCAGGAGAAGAAACAGGTATTAAAATTCCTTATGTTGTTACTCTTGATGAATCATCAGGAAAAATTTTAGGCATATACAGAAATTACAGGGAGGAAGATCCCCTACGAAAAAAGATTGCCTATTTCGTTCACTATAAGTTTTTGCCTGGTCTTGGTTTTTATGGCTTCGGCCTTATTCATATGTTGGGAGGTTTGTCCCGGACTGCTACGTCCACTCTCCGTCAACTTATTGATGCAGGAACATTATCAAATTTACCCGCAGGGTTTAAAGCGAGGGGGATTAGAATTGCTGACGACGATACACCATTACAACCAGGAGAGTTCAGAGACATAGACGCACCAAGCGGCGACCTTCGACAAGGTCTTATGCCACTTCCCTATAAAGGACCCGATCAAACTTTATTTGCTTTACTTGGTTATGTTGTTGATGCAGGAAAAAGATTTGCAGCAGTAGCGGATCAAAAACTAGGAGAAGGTTCACAAGCTAATCCTGTTGGTACAACAATGGCAATTATTGAACAAGGTTCAAAAGTCATGAGTGCCATTCATAAAAGATTACACAATGCACAGAAAAAAGAATTTAAGATTTTAGCAAGAATTATTCAAGATTACTTACCACCTACATATCCGTATGCTGTTGTGGGAGGTAATCAACAGATTAAGCAAACAGATTTTGATGGTCGTGTTGATATTATTCCTGTATCGGATCCTAATATTTTTTCTATGTCTCAGCGTATTACTTTAGCGCAGACCCAATTACAATTAGCACAAGCAAACCCCCAAATTCACAATCAATATGAAGCCTATAGACGTATGTATCAAGCAATGGGCGTACAAAATATTGAATCTTTACTTCCTCCTCCCCCACAACCGCAGCCAACGGACGCCGCAATGGAGAATTCAGTGATGTTATTACAAAAACCAGCAATGGCATTTCCACAACAAGATCATATAGCCCATATAGACGCACATCGTGCCTTTATGTCGACATATTTAGTGAAGAATTCACCCCCTGTTTTGTCTTTAATGCAAGCCCATATCTCTAATCACATTAGTGAACAGGCAAAAGAACAAGTTATGGCACAGAATCAAGAGCAAATACAACAAATAACGGAGCAATATGGAGGTCAAATACCACCAGAACTGCAGCAACAGTTTGAAATAGAGACAGCTAAACAAGTATCCGTGATAATTAAAGAATTAACGGAAACTATGGTAGCAGAAGAGCAAGAATATCTAGAAGGTATGCAAAAAGATCCACTTGTTACACTTAAACAAGAAGAATTAGGACTACGATCAGAGGAATTAGAACTCCGTGCACATAAAGATGGGGAAAAACAGGCTCTTGAAGAAGAAAAAGTAGAAATTGATGCGAGGCAAGAACAAGAAAAAATAGATAATGCGAATAGACACGCTACAATTAGAGAACAAATACAACTTAAAAAGATTGATGAACCTTCTAAGCTAAGAAATAAATATTAAAATGTTTGAAATGACTCCTGCAGAAAGGAAACTACAAAATTATTTTGAGAAGATATTACTTTTAGTAGAAAAGACTTCCAAAAGTACTGAAGATAGTGTACTTTTAGCAGGTGCTATGATGAGCGTTGCACGAATTCTTTATTTTGATAACTTATCAGAAAAAGAAGCAGAAACTATCATAGAACATAACACGAATGATTTTATTTATTTAATAAAACCAACCATACACTAGGAGATAAAATGTCATTAAATAATCCAAAACCAAAATTCATTAATGGTTCTAAATACGCAAATGCAAAGATGACTGTTAGTAATGACATGAATCCTTATGCAGGAAAATTTGTAAATGAACAAAAAATCGTTGATGTATATACGGCCGGTATGGAAGGACCAAAGGTTAAAGATAACCTAGGAGCCGGACCAAAAGGCCAAAGAAGTAAAGTACAAATTAAAAAGGTTCCTTTTAAGGGCTTATTTTAGTGGACTGCAAAATCTGCGGGCATGACTGTCATTGCAGTAAAGTAGGGTCTTGTTGTAGTAAAGAAGACTGTCATTGTAATTCTTGCGAACATTAAACTATTAAGGTAGACTACTTTTCTTTAAAGGAGGTTTTATGAAACTTTTAAAAGATGTATGGGCTCACTTACTCGAATGGAGTGAATGGGGAATAAAAGATTGGATCAAAGCAGGTATTGTTGCTGTGATTGTTATTGTGGTTCTCGGAAAAGTATCGGGAGCTGTGTAAATGTTAGGTGTTATCCAAGGACTTTTAGGAGGACAGGGTGGCGCTTTAAAAAATATTTCTAAAGTGATCGATGACTTGCATACCTCAGATGAGGAAAGGCTTGACAAAAAAATATTGATGCAGCGTATCAAACAAAAACTCGCCGAAAAACAAATAAATGTCAATGCAAAGGAAGCAGGTCATCGGTCAATTTTTGTTTCAGGCTGGAGGCCATTTATTGGTTGGTGCGGAGGCTTTGCGCTTGCCTTTGAATTTATTCTTTCTCCAGGAATTGAATGGTATTCTAAATTTGCAGGTTTAAATTTAATAGCTCCGGAGATTCAAACTGGGCCCTTACTAGCAATTGTCACTTCAATGCTCGGCGTCGCCAGCTTGAGAAGTTTTGAGAAGGCCAAAGGCTTAACTACATAGTGCCGTTTAAATCAGAAAAACAAAAAAAATATTTATTTGCTAATGAACCTGAAATAGCTAAGAGATGGGCAAAGAATTATAAACACGGTGGTTTTGTTATGATTAAGCCTCGAGGCTTTGGTCGTATGCTACCTAATAAAAGACCAAGAACAAAAATATATACATGACATTAGAAGAAAGAATTATGGAGCATGAAGGCTTCATTCCAAAAATTTACAAAGATACCAGGGGTCTTGCCACAATTGGGTACGGCCATCTTGTAAAACCTACAGATATATTTAAAGAAGAAATAGAATATCCTGAAGAAGAACTTTATGAATTATTTTTAAAAGATCTTCAAGAAGCTAAAGAAGGAGCCCATACATTGGTGGGGCATATTAAGGATCTTCATCCCAATGCTTGGGAATGTGTGGTGGAAATGATATATCAACTTGGAACTACAGGGGTTATGAAATTTGCAAAAATGCTTTTGGCACTAGAAGAAAAAAATTATTATGAAGCTCATTTACAGATGTTGGATTCCCTTTGGAGAAAGCAAACCCAAAAAAGATGCGAGGTGCTTTCTTCTATAATGAAAGAGTGTGCTTAATGGATATAGTAACAGTTGTAGATTATCTTAAAAAAATATTAAAAACTAGACAAGAACAAGTAAACCAAGTTATAACAGGAGATGTAAAGACCTTAGAAGAGTATAAGTATCTTTTAGGAAAATCGCATGCTTACAAAGAAACTATACAGGAACTCACGGACCTGCTAAAAAAACAGGAGCACTATGAAGATGAAGCCCAAGATTTTGATACCAGAAACTAATATCATTAATATTAATGAAAAACCCTACAAAACAAAAAAAGAAATAGGAAAACTTCCAGAACCTACAGGTTATAGAATTATTTTGTTTCCTTTATTATTAGAGAAAAAAACTAAATCAGGACTACATCTTACAG